ATAGGTTAATATTTTCCTTTTATACTATTTTTCGTCAGATGTTTGTATATGTTGATTATTATGCACAATTATATCCAAATGAAATGGTTAAACATTTTTCAAAACTAACAAAAAATACAATGATTAAAAATCCTAAAGTGGTATTAGATAGTGATAAGATAAGATATCTTAGTCAGTTTTATATATTGTCAATGTTAGGATTTCTCAATATGTATAGAAGTGGATTCACAACAGTAGAGGGATTGAAAATTATGAAAACCTCATATAATAATGTAAGGACGGTAGAGTTATTGAAAAATTTAGTTAGAATACATGTTATGAACAATTTTGAGCTAGATGATATTAATTGTACTTGTAAAGGACATGGTCATAATATAATTAATGTATTACCTGTACCACATGTAGCACATAAATCTTCAATTATATATAATAATTGTAATAGAAATTTATTTGCAGCATTTAAAAGACAATGTTCAAAAAAATGTCTCCCAGAACCTAAAATTATTAAAGAATATGCTGAATTCTGTATCAAATTATTTGATCACACATATCGTGAGATTATAGATCATCCTATGGAAGGCAAGACTTTTGATTATTCTTTTGAACAATTTTACAATAAAGAGAAGGCACAAAAGCAGAAGGACATTGATCGTAGTTATCCTGAATTTGAGAATTTAATATTAGGTAAGGCTGTTAAGAATCGTAAGCGAAATATTTTACGCGTATCACATGATTTATTTTGTAAAGCAGAGAAACAAGAACCAGGTGGTAAAAATAGAGCTATAGCCGCTATAAATACTGTAGTTAAAATGGTTATGGGACCAATATGCTGGTATTTAGAGTACACTTTTAATGATAATACAACATTTTACTCAGGGCATAAGAATGCTGATGATTATAGTAAGAAGTACACTGAATATTCACACAAGTATAATCGGGTTGTTGAAGGTGATGGTTCAGGTTTTGATCAAACACAACATTTTGAATGTAAAGTTCTTGATCGTATTATATATGATTACATTATCGGAAAGTATGAATTATATCACATAAATGATAATAAACGATTGGCAAGAAGTATATTCTTAACACCTATTAAGACATTGAATGCTATATATAATAATTATGGATCAAAGAGAAGATCTGTTATTTTTCGTGCTGATATAATTGGTACTGTGTTTTCAGGATCAAGTGACACAACATTAATGAATACTGTTAGAATGGCTAGCTATAATATGTTTACATTATATAAAACTAATTTACCACAATATACTAAATATTCATATAATTATAGACACTTTCCATCAATGAATAAAGGCGATGATTTTGTTAATTTTTCACAGTTAAATGATGAACAGAAAAAGATAGTAGAAGAAACTTATTATAAATTATGGAAGAAGAAGTCAGAGGTTGAAGTTGATACAGTTCATGGTTTAGGACAGATCATTAAGATATTAGAAGTTAAACCATTAGAATTATCAAATTTTTGTTCATGCATCGTTTTTAGACATGATGATAATTATTATTATGTTAGAGATCCTAAACGATTAGTACAGTTTTCACCCTTTAGCAGAAAAGCCGCATTATATAAAGAACCACAAAAGAAACAATATCTAATAGATCAAGCTGTAGCATTAAAACAATCTGGAGTTATATCATTACCTCTGTTCCGTGGGTTTTATCAAGCATATATGACCGCAGCTAGTAATATCACAGTTGAAGCTCAACCTATACCTGGAGGAAAATCAGAAAGAGTCAAAATGTTAGTAGGGAATCATAAATATTATTTTGATGTGGAAGAATTACAAAAATATGATGTTTATAGATATGATATGGATCATTATTACTCTATGATTAAGAATGCAAGAATGGACCAATTACAAGGTATGGATAAATCTTTTTATGAAAATTGTTTTAAAAGGTACAAGTGGACTGAAGATGATATTAGTGAATATGAGTATTTTTTAACTAAGGGACACAAAGATTACAGAAATTACTTTAACAATTACTCTGTGTTAGTTAAATCAGTTGTTGTAT